CGATTACTTCTGGTAAATCAACGAAGGTTATTATCGTTTCTACTCCACACGGTATGAACCACTTCTATCGAATGTGGCATGATGCTGAAAAAGGGAAGAATGATTATAACCCCATTGAGGTTCATTGGTCGCAGGTTCCTGGTAGGGATGATGTCTGGAAAGAGACTACGATTAAGAACACAAGTGAAGAGCAGTTCAAGGTTGAGTTTGAATGTGAGTTCATTGGATCCGTTGATACTCTAATCTCACCCTCAGCGTTGCGTCTAATGGATTACAGAGCCCCTACAAAGAGCAATGAGGGGCTAGATGTATTTTATGAGCCAGAAAAAAATCATCGCTATATGGTCACCGTAGACGTCGCTCGTGGCGTTGGTAAAGATTATTCGGCAGCAATTGTTTTTGATACTACTGAGTTTCCATATAGAGTAGTAGCCAAGTATAAGGATAATGAAATCAAACCGATGGTATTCCCCAGTATCATTAAAAAGATTGCCCAGTCATACAATATGGCTCACGTATTGATTGAGGTTAATGATATTGGTGACCAGGTTGCATCTATCCTAAACTATGATTTGGAATATCCAAATGTAATGATGTGTGCTATGAGGGGTAGAGCAGGTCAACAGCTTGGTGCTGGTTTCAGTGGCTCCAAGACACAATTGGGTGTGAAGATGAGCGTGGCTACTAAAAAGCTAGGATGCTCTAACCTCAAAGCTTTGGTGGAAGAGAAGAAGTTAGTATTTGAGGACTTTAATATTGTCCAGGAATTGACTACCTTTATCTCACGCAACAATAGCTTTGCGGCAGAAGATGGTTGTAATGATGACCTTGCAATGTGTATGGTTATTTTCTCTTGGGCAGTTGCGCAGGATTTCTTCCGAGAGATGACTGATAATGATGTACGTAAAGCAATTTACGATGAAAAGGAGAATCAAATTGAGCAGGATATGGCTCCTTTTGGCTTTTTTAGTGATGGTACAGATGGGGATTCATTTGTAGATGCGCAGGGAGATACTTGGAATAACGTAGATGAGTACGGCAGTATGAGCTATATGTGGGATATGATGTAGTCTAAATACGGGTCTAAAGGTATTTCTTTATAAATATTTTTAGATTATTTCGGACTTACAAAGGGAGAACACAAAGATGCCCGTTAACTTAGCATCACCCGGAATTCTAGTCAGAGAGGTAGATTTGACCCTGGGTCAAGTCGCTACTTCTTCTGATAAAACCGGCGCAATTGTAGCCCCCTTCGCAAGGGGACCTGTTGACGAGCCTGTATTAATCTCTAGCGAAAATGATCTTCTAAAGGTTTTTGGTGAGCCATCTTCTACTGATAGACAGTATGAGAGTTGGTTGACCATCTCTTCTTATCTCTCATACGGTGGCGTAATGCAAATCGTAAGAGTTGATGACGAGAACCTAAGTAATGGTTTCATCGGAACCGCTACTGAAACGAAGATCAATAGCCTAGAAGATTATGAGGCTCTTGGATATGATGAAAATATTATTCCTGGTGTAACCATAGCAGCTAGAAACTGTGGTTCCTGGGCAAATGGTGTAAAAGTAGCATTTATTGACGGAAAGGCAGACCAAGTTCTACCTGTATTCGGTGGAGCTGGTGCTGCTGTAGTTGGAAATTCAATCACCCAGACAATCACCAAGCAAGCGGCTGGTATTGGAACGGTAGTTGAAATCCAAGGCGTACTAAAATCAATCGTTACTGGAGTAGCGGAAGATGGCGGTGACGCAGAGCTTGAAGTTAAGATTTTATCATTCACACCTACAACTGGCGCTAATGCTGGTGTAGAAGCAGAAGTTGACTATCAGCAAAATGGTACTTGGGCATTTGTCCAGGGTGCATTTGAAGTTACTGATGGTATTACAACCTCAACTAACGTATCAGCAGTTCCTTTTGACTGGTTTGATACACAAACTGTCTCACTCAGTGAGAGAATTAAAGTTAAGTGGAACACACTAGCAAATCGTCCAACAACTACTGAGTATGCGAGAAGTCGTAACTCACGTTTTGACGAAGTTCATGTTGTTATATTTGACGAGACTGGAGAGATTACCGGCAATGCTGGTACTATCCTAGAGAAGAACATTGGTATTTCCAAGGGTAGAGATGCTCAGTTCTCAGTAGGTACTCCTTCATATTGGAGAAAGTATCTAGCAACTACTTCAGCATACGTATTTGCAGGTGGTCAGCCAGAAGGAACAGTTGCTTCTGCTTTCCAGCCTGGAACAGACTCCCCAGTAACTAATGGTTCTTGGGATGTTCAAGTAAGAAACATCAGGTTTAACTGCATCGGTAACTTCCAAGGTGTTATTGAAGGTGGTAAGAACTATGATGGTCTTGAGGATATCGACTCCATCGGAGCACTTCGCGCATCTGCTGGTGATATTGCTGCTGGTTACGATAACTTCGAGTCTGATGATGACTTGGATATTGATTTCCTCCTAATGGGATCAGCTTCATACACCCAAACCGAAGCCCAGTCACTAGCAAACAAGCTAATCGCTATTGCTGAATTGCGTAAGGACGCTATTGCGTTTATCTCACCATACCGCAGTTCACAGATTACTGATTCTGGTGCAGGCGCTCAAGTCACACTTACCTCAGATCAAATTACTGAAAATGTAATTAGTTTCTATAGTACAGTTGGTTCTTCTAGTTACGCTATCTTCGATAGTGGCTATAAGTACATGTATGACCGTTTCGCAGACAAGTTCCGCTATGTTCCTCTTAACGGAGACATCGCAGGTTGCTGTGTTCGTACTGACCAGATTGCTTTCCCTTGGTTCTCACCCGCAGGTACTACCCGTGGCGCAGTTCTAAACGGTGCACGTCTATCATACAACCCAACACAACAGCAAAGAGATCGTCTCTATTCAGCCAGAGTCAACCCAGTAATCTTCTCTACCGACGTCGGTGGAATCGTACTATACGGTGATAAGACTGGAACAGCAGCAGCAAGTGCGTTTGATAGAATCAACGTTCGCCGCCTCTTCATCTACATGGAAGAAGCAATTTCCGCTGCCGCACAGGACATCCTATTTGAATTCAATGACGAAGTAACACGTACTAACTTCGTTAACATTGTTGAGCCATTCCTCCGCGATGTTGAGTCTAAGCGTGGTATTACAGATTTCGTTGTAATCTGCGATGAGACAAATAACACTCCTGCCGTAATCGACAGAAACGAGTTTGTTGCTGACATCTACGTCAAGCCAACCAAATCCATCAACTTCATCGGTCTTACCTTCGTTGCTACCCGCAGCGGCGTAAGTTTTGAAGAAGTTATCGGTAACGTTTAAATTATTATTTCTACCAAACACAAGGAGTTAAAGTTCAATGGCTAGTACAAGAACCCAGGTAGAGTCCCCTGTATTGAGGACGTTGAGTGACTTTAAAGCAAAAATGACTGGTGGCGGTGCTCGCCCCAATCTATTTGAAGTTGCTCTTCAGTTCCCCCTTTCAGCACCTACCGATACAGATACATCAAACAAGGCACGTTTCCTAGTTAAGGCAGCTGCCCTTCCAGCTTCAAACATCACACCCATCGAAGTTCCCTTCCGTGGTCGTAGTCTAAAGATTGCTGGTGATCGTACATTCGACACCTGGACAATCACCGTCCTAAACGACACAGACTTCGCAATCCGCTCCGCAATGGAGAACTGGATGAACACCATGAACAGTATGGAAACTGGTCAAGGTACACAGGATCCCGCAGACTATCAGTCTGACGCATATGTCCATCAACTAGACCGCGACGGTTCTACCCTACGTACCTATCGCTTCCACGATGTATTCCCAACTAACATCTCAACTATCGAGCTTAACTACGATACGACAGATACCATCCAGGAATTCACCGTAGAGATGCAAGTTCAGTGGTGGGAAGCTATTAAAGGCTCCAGCCCTAACGCAGGCGGCGAAGACATCTTCTGATTTCAAGTTCTCCCTTTCACAGGGCTCCCCAAAAGGAGCCCTTTTTTTATGGTCTAAATATAAGTGTCGGAAGGTATACACACAACTTTTTTATTATGGGAAAGCTTTTTGGTTTTTCAATTGAAGATGACGACATCCAACGCCCTGGATCGATCAGTCCTGTTCCCGAAAATAATTCGGACGGGGTTGATTATTATGCTAGTGGTGGATTTGGCGGATCTTTTGTTGATATTGAGGGTGTATATAGAACCGAATATGAGTTAATTCGTCAATATAGAACAATGGCGCTATATCCCGAAGTGGATAGTGCTATTGAAGATATTGTAAACGAGGCTATTGTAAGTGACTTGTATGAGTCACCAGTACAAGTAGAATTAAGTAATGTAAATGCTAGTGAGAAAGTAAAAAACATTATTCGCCAAGAATTCAAGTACATCAAAGAATTGCTTGATTTTGATAAGCGATCACATGAAATTTTTCGCAATTGGTATATTGACGGTCGCCTACACTATCTAAAGGTTATTGATTTCAATAATCCTCAAGATGGTATTATGGATTTGCGATATATTGACCCAATGAAGGTCAAGTTTGTTCGTAAGCTCAACGATAAGGCAGCTTCGTCCAAGGCATCACAAGTATTAACAAAGCAAAATACTGGGGGAAATAACCCAGAAGGTCGTAATAACATCTTTAGTCAAGCTATTGATGAGTATTACCTTTATACCCCATCAGCCAATTCTGTGACTGGTACGGGTGCACCATTCTCTTCGGGTAGTGCAACTTCTTCCATCAAAATTGCTAAAGATTCTATTGCATATTGCAACTCTGGCTTGGTTGATAGAAATAACCAAACAGTTCTTTCTTGGCTACACAAATCAATCAAAGCTGTAAATCAGCTACG